GTGATGTTAACAATTTAAGTTTACCCATTAAGATGTTTTTATCCCACCATACTTCTGTGATAATATGGGACACTCTATCCAAGTCAATTAAAGAAGATTCGGGATGGTTAAGTTCTGAGGTAGATAGACCTTTCTCAATCGCCTTTTTATAATTTTCAGCTTCTCTTTTTAATATTTTTTCAGGATAAAATCTTCCGTTTCTATTTGGAGTATCATACTTCTGTAATACCGCATAAAATTCAAATGGATTTCTATAATCCATTTCAGATGCTTCTTTTAAGATTTTGGCATTTCTAATATCTTTTGGTGATATCCAACCCGCGTCTGTTTCAACCAATATTCCATGGCCTACTTCACTTGCTTCTAAAATTCTTAATTGTTTCATTAATTCTTTTTATGATAAATATATCATACAAGTATCTTTTTAATGTTATTCGTTTTTTGATGGTGAAAATTCAAAATATTTATTTTGAATTACATTTTCTTTAACAATATTTTTAATAATTGTTTTAACCGATTCTTTAATTTCAGAACATTTAAAATCCATTTCATTATTGGTATATAAATTAACTTCTAAATTTAAAAAAGATTTTTTACCGTGTAAAATACCACTTGTTCTTAAGTCTAAATCAACAATACTTTGTTCTTTAAAAAGTTTATGGTTTATGGAATTAAATACCGAATGTTTAATATCTCGACTTAGATTACAAACGACTCTATTCCAATTGTCGTGGTCAAATTTGGGAGTAACCCATGATTGCATGTTTATATATAATGATTTTAAATTTTTTGAATCTACCGTTCCATATACAGTTTTAATTGGTGTATATAAATTTATCTTTACACTTTTTCCTTTTTTCATTAAGTTTCATATTGTCAATGTTTATTTGTTTAACAAAATATAGGTAAAATAACCCCAATTGTCAAAAACTTTAAAAAAATTGATATATTTGTATTATATGATAAAAATAGATGTAAAAAAAAATGGGATAGAAAAATCCCTAAAGATGTTAAAGTCAAAGGTGATTAAAACTAAACAAAATCAAATATTGTTTGGTAAAAAAGAATTTGTTAAAAAATCAATAAGGTTGAGACAACAAAAATTAAAATCTTGTTATATTCAAAAAATAAAATCTAAATTAGATTGATTCGTCTAAGTTTTTTAATTTAAAAAAATTAAGTTGGTCAAATGTTTCTACTTTTAATTTGTCGATTGTTTCAGACAATTTTGTTTTAATTTCAGACTCTTTTTCATTTTCTAAAAGATTTGTTAATTTAACAATTGTATTTTTTTGTAAGGTTTTAAATTTTCTTTTAAGTAATGTAGTGTCTTCAGACATTAATTGAATAAATTCTTTTTTTGCGGATTCATCAAGATTTTCAATATAACCATTCATTGTTTGGTTGGCGATGTTAATCATAGATTTTAATGGAAGATTAATCGACTCTTTTATAGGTTCAGGTTTACTTGAAACTAATATTTTAATTAAATTTTTCTTTGATTGAACTCTCTCCATTAAATCCAATTTATTTACATAAACCAAAGAATCAATATTAATATATTGGTTTGACACATTTTTAGATGATATTCTTGTTGTTTTAATTGTTGGAGTCAATTTTTGTATTAAATTAATACCCTCTTCCAAAAAATCTTTTGCCTCTGTTTCTGTTAATCCTTGAGGTGTTGTTAATTGGTCATATAATGAATATAGACGTGACATGTTTTTATTGTTCAACACATCTTGTTTGAACTCTTTTAATGATTTCTTAAATTCCTGTTTATTATTATAGGATTTTAATAAATTATTTTCAATAATAGATTTAATTTCTCCAAAAGTCATTTTGTTTGTTTTGAATATAAATATTACGAGTTTAACAACTTATCCAATTCTTTTGATATTTCTCCTAAAGAATCTTGTCCTTGACTTAAATTTAAAAATCTTGAATGTTTATCAAAATTTTGTTCCAATAAAATATTCATGTTAGCTTTTTTAGATTCAGGTGTTATTTCAGCTGCGGGAGGTTCGGCTGAAGGGGGTTCAACATCACCTGCTGGTGGAGCAGACTCAAAACCACCTTCTGATGGTGTTCCTTCAGCTCCTGTAGTTGATGCATTTCCTGTACTACCTGAGGATTCCCCATATAATTTATCAATATTATCAAAAATTCCGGTTTTACTAATAACCGTAGGAGTTGCTTTAAGTTCTTCTCCAACCGCTCTTTCAAGTCTTTGTTGTTGTAAATCCAATTTAATTTCTTCATCAGACCATCCAAAAATATGTTCTTTAGCCCATGTAGATGAGGTAGCTTGAATACCGTTTCCTGGGTCAGAAACCAAATCTTTATATAATAACACTTTTTCTTTCCAAACATCAATTTTTAATAAATCTGCTTGAGTTGACGGATTAGTTAATCCTAATGTAAAATTTTGTAACTCATCTTCAAATCCTAATAAAAATAAATGTACAATTGCAATTTTATTTAACTCGGAAATCATACTTTTTTGAATTCTGTTTATTGTACGAGCAAATCTAATATCTTGTAACGCCAAATTTTTTCCATCACCAACTACTTCTTCAAACCCTAAAAATGCTTTAGGAACACGAAGAGCCGTTAATAATTTCTTTTGAATATATTCAATGTCCGCAATTTCTGATAGATTTGTTGCACCAGGTAAAGTCGTAATTGGGTCTGGCGCTGAAGGGTCACGGACAGGAATAAAATAATCTTGGTCAACCGCCATTTGGTTAAACCTCATATCCACGTTTCCTGTTTTAGAATCCACAATTTGTTCTCTTTTAAACTTGTTGGCAACACGGTTTACGTATGCCTCAACGTCATCGTCATTCATATTACCCACAAATACTTTGAACATTCTTCTTTCAGGGGCTCTTGATGTACGATAGATTAACATCGCATCTTCTGATAATAATAATTGTTTCCAAATACGTCTTGCTTTTTCTAACATAGATGTACCATAAGGAAGTTTTCGGTCGTCTCCCAATAATCTAAAGTGGGCTATCTCCCATGATTGGAATTCCATGTTTTTATTTTTCCAAGTAAAATGAAGTGGTTTTTTATCAGTATCTTTAGTAATATCTATAGTAATATTACCGGCCACACCAGATTCTCTACGTTCAATTTCAATTGTCGGTAATTGTTGACAACCAACAATTCCCTTTTCAGGGTCTAACTTTAAATAAACGAAATTATCGCCGTATTTACAAGTATTTCTTGTCCACATTGATAAGTTAGTGTTAATATCTAAGCTATTATTAAATAAATCGGCTAAGACAGTTTTAATTCTTTTTGATTCAGAATAAATTTGTAAAATAAAACCATCTTCATTTGTTGTTGTAGATTCTTCAGAATATATGTCTAATGCTGCCGAAATTTCAGGTGTATATTCCATACTTTCGTAATCATATTGGGCGGATAATCTTGATGGTTCATAATAAACTGCTTGAGTATATAAATTGTTTTCAACTTTTGCCCATTGATTTGTTAAATAAAATGTTTGTTGAGCTTGAAGTTTTTCTTTCTCGTAATCATCTCGATTTGGTGTACGTAAAAGTTCTTTTTTATCAAACTTAAAGGTTGGATAATCTTGATTCAATAATGAATTTGGACCGAATGTTTTTGATAGTCTCTGCCAGACCGTTAGATTTTCTTGACTCATATTATAATTTACTAATTAGTTTGATAAAATAAATACTTATTAGGAACCAAATAACCATCCGTATTTTTGATAATCCGCCTTTGTTGCTTGTCCAACATTATTTAAACCACTATCTCTACCCATTTGAGGAATCATAGGATTAAAGAATTCTGACGAATTTTTGTTTTCGGTTACATTTGTTGCCCACGAGTTAATCATTGCTTTGGTATGGTTTGTAACTTTTTCTAGTGATTGGAATGATTTTTCTGCAACATATAGTGCCATAGATACTCCCATAATACAGTCATCATGATGTCCTTTTTGGTGGTCAGGTCTTCCATTAATATAAATAAACGTATTCATTTCATTGTATAAACGATTTGAATATACTTTAAACCCGTGTCTTACTCCTTCTTCAAATGCTGATATAATTTGAACCCTTTTTGAGTTAAAGTTAATTCCTGGAATTCTTTCATTAATCTTTGGGTCCCATTTCCATTTATTTGTGGTATCAACATTGTCGACATATAACCCCCCCTGATAACTTAATTCTTGTAATTTTCTTGACGTGGAAATACCCATACCACCTGTAATATCAATAACACAGTAAGCATTATACATTGTTCCCCATTTATATGCAATTTCTGCCACAACATCTGGTGGAACTTTGGCAACATATTCTAACACCTGTTCCCTTTCGTCAAAATCGATGATTTGGATACATGAGAAGTCCTCAGAGTCACCTCTTGATACATCGACACCCATCACATACTTGTGTCCGTTTACAGGTTCTTTAAATATCCATAGGGACCCACCCATTAGTTTGGCTTGTGGTTCACGTAAAGTATTCTTGGATATTTCTTGCATCAATTCAGATTCGAATACATTATCACCCGAACCTAAAAAGTCACATTCTAATTCCTGAGCAACTTTTCTTCTATCAAACTTCAATTTCTTAACCATACCTTCAAACCATGCGGAACATGGTTTGTATCCTTGTTTAATATAATCGGTTACAACAGAGTGGTCTCTTTCATATGGATTTTCCATCGATAATTTAATAATATCTTTTTCAGAATATTCTTCTCTATTTAATAGAAAATGTACTAAGTCAGGAGTTTTAACCATATACAAATCTTTTGTATATCTTGGGTCACGATACCAAAACATCTCAGATATTTTGAAATCATTCATATTCCTTAATGACTGGTCATAGATTTCATAGTAAATTTGGTCATATCCGTTTGGTGTGGATACAACGATAACTTTACCACCTGTAGATAGGGACGCCATACAAGCTGACCAGAAATCTGAGTCTGCTTCGATAAACGCCGCCTCATCAAAGACAAGAATTGTAGGTGTATAACCCCTCAAGGCATCTTTTGATGTTGCAACGGCT